ATTTTGTTTTTATCATTTCATTAGCACCAGACTCGAATCCTATTCTGCCACCGTCTTTTTTACCAGCAAAGAAGTTCTCTAAGTAACCTGCGTACTCTGCTTTTTTCTCGTCTCTTAAAGACTCATCATATTCTTCTTCAGTTAAATCTATTCCAGCATCTGCAGCTAAAGCTCTAGCTTCTGCGTACGAAGCTGCAAAAGTTGCTGCTCCTAATACTGCTGCTTTGTCAATAACTCTATTTCCGTTAGCGTCAGTTTTTGTAAATGCTGCTTTGCTTCCTCTTTTTAAAAGATCTAATGCTGCATTTCCTCTGTCTCCTATAGTGCTATTAGGACTTACAATTTGTTTTATTGAATCTGTAATTGTCATTTGATTTGGTGAACCGGTAATTGTTTGAGTTGCTGCATCGGTTATAGTTTCTGCTCCGCCTGTTAATCCTTCAGTGAATAGTCCTGTCTGTTCTGCGTTAACAGCTCTTCCTTGAGCAGCTATCTGTTCTGCTATACTTGCATCACCTGTAGTTCCTACACCTTGAACTTCTTGAACGGGTTGACCTAATTTAAATCCTGATTGAGTACCTAATGGAGAACTGAATCCTGCTTTAAGTCCTTCTAGTCCGCCTCTAAATGCTCCCCCTGTTTGAAAAGGATTACCTTGTAATTCTGCTCCACCTAAATATCTAGCACCTTGACCTAGTCCATAAGTTAAAGCTCCACCTTTTAAAGAATCACCTATGCTTCCTGTTTGATCAAAGGTACCAAGACCTGACATTGCCGCTGCAACTGCCGGGTTAAAGGGTGCAACGAAAGGTGCAGCTTTAACTGCAACTTCTGCTACTTCATTGGGTATAATTTTTCTAACAAATTTTTTAATAGAACTACCTAAGCCAAACTTCTCTCTAGGTGCAACTTGCATTATCCCGCCGTTTGCTTGTAATTGTCTGTTCATTAAAGATCTAGATATCGCCATAATTTAAATATATTTATACTGTTAAGCAGGCGTAGAAATCCTGTAAATATGATACTTTATTTGATTTTTTTACTATCGTCAACAGATTTGACAGGTCTTCCTGCTTGCCATAAATCATCTCTAAATCGACCCTTATAACAATATTCTCCAACGTGAGTTATAGGAGCATCTATGTAAGCGTATACCTTACCACCTATGTCCGTCCATCTTTGACAAAACCCAAAGTCTTCTCCAAAATATCTCTTTGTTTTAGGGTCATGTAAGGTGTCAAATAAATTGTACATATTATCTTTTTTAACCTCTTTACCATTAATATTGGTAGGCTGATATATTTCTAAATGAGGATATTCTTTAATCATTTTCTTAAATACATTTCTTTTAATCAACATACATCCAGTTGGGGCATGAGTAAGCTCCATTAATCCTTTGTCCACGGTTATTGAATTAGGGTCCTCTACTTTAACAGGAAAAGTAAAACCTGCTGTAGCCAAGTCTTTTTCATTACTGATAGCATCTTCTTTAGTGTTAAGTCTTCGCCATATTTTATCCCAACTTAAAATTTTCATAGGATAAGGTAAGCTAATTATGTCTTTATCAAACTCTAACATTTTAAAAATAGGTTTGTGATCAAAATCAATGTCAGAGTCTATAAACAATAAATGAGTATATTTATCTTCGTGATTTAAAAATTCTGCTACACATAGATTTCTACCTTGTGTAACTAATGATGATTTAAGTAATGTAAAACTACATTGTATTCCTTCTTTAGAACACGCCATTTGAAACTTTAACACGGCTTGACAATAATGCATGCTGACATCACTATGACAAGGAGTACATACCATAATTTTGTGGGGTGAAGTACCCAAGTTTATTTCTACCATTTTATTTTCTACTTTATTGGTTTTAATTGTTTGATAGGTATCATCATTTGCTGTTTCGGTTTTATCTACGTTAAACCATATTGGTTCATTTGGCTTTGGCATTTATAGCTCCTTTTAAAAATGTTGTCCACGCAGATGCTTGCTTAGGCCAAGAATAATATATCTGAGTGTAATTAGCTTGAGTGGTTAAATGACTATGTATTTGTGGCTCGTGTAATGTTTCTGCTGCAGCAGCAATACCATAAGCAAACTTTTCTGCTAACGCTTTGTAATTACTGTCATAAGGAATATACATTGGAAACTCTGCTCCTGTTTCAAACAAAGCTCCGTAATCGGTCACTATACTATATAGTCCCGCAGACATTGCTTCTAATAAAGAAATACAGGAAGTCTCTTCAAAGATACTAGGATAAGCATACATATTATAATCTGGTAAATGTTCTCTAATATATTCATTTGGTTTATAACCAATGTAATTTACATTGGATAAAGATTCCGCTTGGTCATATAATGCTCTATAATTATAATCATTTTGTTCATGAAACTCTTTACCGTATACTTCACATGAAGAATAAACATCTAAAGTAATTAATGGGTTTTTAATTAATTGCATTGCACCAAGTAAAACAGATAATCCTCTCCAGGGTGTGTTCTGATGAATTATTCTAATAGGTTTACCTTTTTCATAATGTGGAGATTGTTTTATTTTTTCAACTCCATTTTTAATAACCACACATTTTTCAGTAGGTATACCAAACATCATTCTAAATTTTTCATAATTCCAATGAGAATTAAAAACATACCAATCATACTTGTGATGATTAGCTTTATTTTTAAACCACGGATATAAATTAGGTTGATCGTAAGAATTTTTTTGCCAAAGTATATTAAGTTTATTAGGATCAATAGGAACTTTACCCGGTACGCTAGTACAAATTTGTACTTGATCTAATAAATTCTTATCTACATATTGATGTAGAAAACCTAATTGTAATTCAGTTCCGCCTTTAGGGCTTTGGTTTCTTATTTTCATTCATAACTTTCTGGAAAACATCCAATCCTTTCGGTGAGATCTCGACTGTAACATCGGTTACAATATCAGGACCCTCTACTTTCTCTTTAGACGTTTTGCCTGTTTTTGTGTTTCTATAAATTGTTACTGTTGTGCAATCTATTTTATGTATATTATCCGTTTTCATTCTCTCTGTTTATAAGCGCATAACTAACTACTACTTCAAGTTTATTAGCAGTTTCTGCTTGAGCTTTTATAGCATCTCCTGCTTCTAAATTCAACCCCTGTTCTGTGGCATTGACTGTGCTTGTAGCAGCTATGTCTTTTCTAAAAAATTCTACATCTGTACTAGCAGATGAATCTCTTAGATCACAATTAACTAATACAGCTCCTGTGCTGTTATTAGATACATATACAGATTTTACAATAGCTATAGCAGACGTGGATATAGTTAAAAGAGTTGTCATAGCCGTTCCGTCTAATATTTTGCTAGCGTTTTTATATTGTATTGTCATGATAAAAAGTAATTAAAAGCATCCTGTTCATTTTTTAAATCTTCTTGAAAAGAAAAATTAAGTTGTTGTTTCATTGTAGTCATTGACTCAATAATTTGTCTTTGATTTTCTACATCATATTCTTGTTTAGGTTCAGGTATATAGTTAGTTAGTTTAGCCATTACGCTCTATTTATTTTTCTTAATGTTTTAGCAAAACGAGCTCGTTGACCTAATTTACCTTTAGCTTTAGCTGCCTTATTTAGTTTGTCTAAAGGTATCTTTTCACCTTTTTTAATATTTAAAGCTTTTCTTAAAGAACCTGGTTTCTTAATTGCTTTTTTAATGTTTAATCTTTTTGTCATTATCTTCTCCCGTCTGGTTGAGCATCCATTCTAAAACTACCATAACGCCAAGTTTCACCCGCAGCATCGTTTTCTATTTTTAAAGATAATAGTCTTCCTCTTGCTCTAGTATCTACTTTATCAGTAGTAGTGGTTATTGTAAAGGGACCCAAAGGTGAACCGGATTGAGCGTCAGAAGGATAATCCGATATAAATAATGTTACCTTAGAGTTACCTACTAAAAATTTATAGTCAGGCATAAATCTTCTCATAGACATAAATAATTCACCATCATCAATATCAAAATCTCCAGATCTAATAAAAGCATTGATTGAAGTTCTACCTGAACTATTGACCTGATCATTTCCTACTTCATGAGCATAGTAAATACTAGCTCCGTATAGATTTGTAATTCCTAATATATCTGGAAACACTGGAGTGGTTGTAGATTCATAATCAGTTGCATAAGGTTTAACAAAAACACCTTGATCAGCGTAAGTAGTTCTATCTAAGGATGAAGTAGTCCAAACATTTTCTTGATAATTGTAAGTCACACATCTATCAATTTGATCAGATCCTGATTTAGGATAAAACCAATTTACTTCAGTATATAAAGAATTTGGTGAAGAAAAAATTACATCGGATGAATTAAAATTAAGACCTAAATTTCCATTTTGAACTGTGAACACAAAATCTTCAACTAAACAAGGTAAGGCTTTAACAGTACCATCATACATAAAAAACCCGCCTTCATTAGACATCCAATATATAGCGCCATTGACATAAGAAGCTGCATGTTGCCCAATACATCCACAGTTTGTGCCAACTTGTCTAACACTAAAAGTAAAAGGCGGACCTACAAATTGAATTACATACGCAGCGTTATCTGTTAAAACAAAAACATAATCTTTACCTTGAAGAGCCGCAGTAATTTTGTTACCTGTATCTAATCTAAATGTACCTGCGGTGTTAGTAGCAGTTGGTAGATAAGTATTTAAATCTTCTTGATTAGAAAATCTTACAAACATGGGATCTTGAGTTGTTGTATCTCCAATAGTTGTTTCAGTTCCAAAATGAAACAAATGTCTATCTCGATCAGAAACCAATGTAAATCTGCTGGCTGTAGGATTGTTACTTGTTGCAAAACCTGATGTAGTTAATGATGCTCGAATACCTCGAGCCCCTGATGCTCCAGCATTCCACGTAAAAGTTTTACCATTAAATATAGTTGCAACTAAAACTTGACCAAAATTATCAAGACTCCAATTTCCTGGATCTAAAATTACATCACTCGTATCACTTTCTGTGCCCCAAGTAGAATCTCCATAAGAAGAAGTTCCCCAACCATAACCTGCAGTTTGAAAAGTAGGACCCACTTCAACATAAGGATTAACAGTTGCAGCACCAGCTGCAGTCATACCTGAGCCTCCTTCATTTCTAGAAGCTAATATAGTAAACTTGTCTACATCTGGAATTGTTTGTATTTCATAAACTTGTTGTAATTCTGTAGGTGTATAGTCTGAAGCACCTGTAACAGTCACACCAGATAATGTCACATATCTTCCTTTAGCTAAACCGTGAGATCCTTTATTTATAGTTATAGTATTTGAACCATTAACAGTTGTTATGGTGCATCCTGTAATAGCTGTATCTAATGGAGTAATGTCAAAAAAGTCATTACCATAATATAAAAACAAACCTTGAGACGTTCCAATAGCAGCATAACGTTCCCCTGCTAATGATGTCCAAGTTAATTGTGCTCTAGCTACGCCCGGCAATGTTTTAGACGCCGCAGTTAGTTGTTCCCAGCCGCCTATCTTTTCAGGAGCAGTATATCTAAAACGTACAAAATCACCATCTACCCATTGTCCAGGAAGAGCCGAGGGTACGCTTTGTTTATTAAAACCAGGTGCAAAATCTACTTTTTTTAAGGCCATAGATGTGTTATATATTAATTATAATTGTAATGAAAGAAACAAAATGAGCAGGATATTAGCTATACATAACTCACATAATGCATCTATATGTGAAATTAATAATGGTAATATTATTTATTTCCAAGAGGCCGAAAGAATAGATAGACGGAAAAAAAGTCATAATTGGTCAATTTTGTTTAGAAAATATAAAGACCAACAATTTGACAAAATAGTTTTTGCGCATGTTATAGTTTCTGATTCTAAGTTTGAAAAAGAAAAAACAATAACCGAAGTTAATTCAGTATTAGATAAACTAAATATAAAGTGTTCAAAACTTATTTATGAACAACAAAAACATCATTTTTTTCATGCTTGTTGTTCTTTTTTTAATTCGGGGTTAAAAAAATCATATGTATTAGTTATGGATGGAAGCGGTAGTGAAGATTCTAACAGTAACTTAGAAATAATTTCTTTGTATTATTTTAACAAAAAAAAATATAAAAAAATATTTCAAGTATTTAAATCAGTACAAAATAAAGAATACGTTGATAAAAAAAATATATACATAAATACTATAAGTTTAGGAGATTTGTTTGAAATAACTAAAAAATTTTTAGGGTATAAAGAAGAAGGTTCTGTTATGGGTTTATCGTGTTATAGCGATAATACATTAGATTTAACTGATACAGTTTTTAAAAAATTTAATCATTTTCAATTATCACAACATGTTTTATTTGCTTTAACTAATAAAAGAAAAGATCAAAATGTTTCCAAAACAGCAATTTGTAAATGGGTGCAATCGATATTAGAAACAACTGTACTTAAATATATTAAAAATATTAATAAAAATAAAAAAAGAAATATTTGTGTTTCAGGAGGAGTATTTCAAAATACTGTATTAAATAGTAAGTTATTAGATATTGTTCCTAATTTATATGTAGACCCTTTTGCTGATGATAGCGGTTTATCTATGGGAGCTGCTTTATGGTATGCTAACCAAGAAAAATATAAATGCAATAAAATAAAAACTTTATTTTTAGGAGATCCCCCTGATTACAGTATGCTGCCTTTAAAAGATGGTATTAACGTGTCTGCAAAAGACATAGCTAAATTAATAGCTAAAAAAAATATTGTTGCAATTTATCAAGGTAAAAATGAAACAGGAAAAAGAGCACTTGGAAATAGATCTTTTTTATTTGATCCAAGAGATAATTTTGGAAAAGAAAAAATAAATATGTTAAAAAACAGAGAATGGTTTAGACCAACAGCTGGAACAGTTTTATTTGAACATGCTCATGAATGGTTTGATTTAAAGTCAAAAAAAGAAACTCCTTTTATGTCGTATGTTTTTAATGTTAAAAAAGAAGGTGTTCCTGGAATTACTCATATTGACAATACTTGTAGAATTCAAACTTTAAAAAAAGAACAGAATTTTTATTATTATAATTTAATAAATGAATTTTATAAACTAACTAGTGTTCCAATGTTATTGAACACGTCTTTTAATCTTGCTGGACAACCTTTGATAAATAGTGTTGAGGATGCTATAGATACATTAATGTCTACAAAAAATAGTTTTTACTATTTATATTTTCCAGAAATAAGTAAAATGTATTTAAAAAAGTATGTCTTATAACCACAAAATTTCAGATTTAAAATATAGGATCAACGGCTTAGTTCCTAAAAACGTGTGTAAAAAAATAATAAATATATTTGAAAAATATCCTGAATTAAATGGAGTAGAAGGTAGTTATAAATATCAGACTAAAAAACGTGAAACAGATAATTTTAAATGTTTAAACTTATCTAGAATAGAAAACCCAAATGAAGATATTTTATATTCTTTAAATGAAGCTAAGAAATATATAGCTATAATGATAGCTAACTATGTATTATATATTAAATCTAAAAAAATAAGTCCCACCTTTAGTGATTTTTTAATTAACTCTAGTCAAAACATCAGAATATTAAAATATAAAAAAGGTCAATCTATTAAGGATCATACCGATGTTGACGCAAAAATAAGAGCTTCTTGTACATTAAATTTAAACGAAGACTATGAAGGTGGAGAGTTTAGATTTTTTGATGGTCAAATTAAAGAGGTATTTAAAACAGGTGATGCGATGTTATTTCCTGCCGAACCTATTTGGATACATGGAACAGAACCTGTAACAAAAGGTACTAGATATTCAATTAACTGTTTTTTACATTCATGAAATTAATATATTCAATACCAGAAAAATTATATTACATACAAGATTTTTTAGATTATCCTACTTATAAAAAATTACATTATGATACTTTTAAAAGTAGTTTGATAAAGCTACACTCAACAAAAAAAACTTGGCAAAAGGGTTTAAAGTTTGGTTATAAAAAATATGTTAAAAATACACTTTTAGATATAGAATATAGACCTCTACAAAAAATTAAAATACTACTACAAAATAATCCTTTTCATAGAGTTAAGGTTAAAAATTTTAAACCTGTAATCCATTCTATGAAAGATGGGAGTGGTATTAACTGGCATGATGATGGTATGTATGGATATGGTATAACTTATTATATAAATCGAAGATGGAATTTAAAATTTGGAGGAGAATTTTTATTTAAAGATAAAAACGCTAATGGTTTTATACCACTAGTAGGTAACTCAATAGTTATAGTTAAAGCTCCACTAGATCATAAAGTAACTCCTGTAATGAAACCAATAGTACCTAGAAAAACAATCCAAATATTTATAAAAAAGGATAAAATAGATGAATGAAAAAATAGTTAATATAGATAATTTTATTGGAGTGTATGATAATTATATTACTAAAGAAGAATGTAATAAAGCTATTAAATTATATGAAAATGAAAATAAATTTCATAAAACATTTAATAGAAAGTTTTTTGAAAAAGCATCTATGTTACAAAAAAAAGACAAACAGTATTTTGCAAATGGTGATAACATAGATGTTTGGTGGGAAGATTTAAAACCAATAATAGTTAATTTTGACATAGCTCTACAACATTATCTTGAAAATACAGGAGTGGGTGATGCTTATGATAATTATGTTTTTAGATTTACAACTTTAAAAATTCAAAAGACTCTACCAACAGAAGGCTACCATGCATGGCACATAGAACATGGGAAAGGTTTCGATAATGAAGCTAGAGCTATTGTTTTTTCTATTTATTTAAATGATGTAGAAGAAGGCGGAGAAACAGAATTTCTTCATTTTTCAAAAAGAACAAAACCTAAAACAGGTAGAATAGTTATCTGGCCTGCAGCATTTCCTTATGTCCATAGAGGAAACCCTCCTTTATCTGGAGAAAAATATATTTTAACTTCTTGGATGATGTTGAGATAATGATTAAAATAATAGATAATTTTTTTGAAAATAAAATACAAAATCAACTTTTTCGTACAATTATGAATTCTAATTTTAGAATAGGATGGGACGACAGCGATGAAGTTCAGCATAAAATGTATCCATGTCTACATAGTCCTTATACTTTTGATGATGTTAAAAATATAAAAATATTAGATGTTGTTTTGGATAAATTAAAAAATAAAAATATAACAATTAATAATTACGATAAGTGTGTAATTAATCTAACTAAAAATATGGATGTTAATTTTATACATAATCATACTGATCAACTTGTATTTTTACATTATTCTAATTTAACATGGAATCCGGAATGGGGAGGTGAAACTGTTTTTTACAAAGATAATGGTAAAGATATCATGGAATCTAGTCCGTATACACCCAACAGAGGTATTATATTTGATGGAGAAATAAAACACACTATAAAAGCTCAAAATATTTTAGGACCATCTTACAGGTTTACTACATCATTATTTTTTAATAAAAATTAATAATTAAGAAGAATAAGATGTAGGTCTTGCACCTAATCTTGAAATTTTCTCAGCTTCAGTTTCAGTAGAATTACCATCTGAATCTATTGCATTATTGCCATCCCAATCTGATTGTAATTTAGATAAATGAGCTAAATCCCATCTAGATGAAAATTGAGTTATGTCTCCAATGTTTGCATCCGCAAATGATGAATGAGCAGTTCCATCTCTATATTCTATTTCATCAGAAATATTTGAGCTACCGTGTTGGATAGCCCAAATATTTGAAAATTTAGAATCAGACCAGAAAGAATCATCATCAATAATGTATCCAACACCTTCATTAGCACCCTCTGCATAATTTTTAATAATGCATTTATCTTCGAATACTACTGTCCAATTTGCTTGTGTTGTCATATTTTCTCCTAAGTTTTTATAATATAAATAATTGTTAAATAAGGTTGTAAAACTGAAGTCGCATCTCCAGAAAAGTTTGCACTCATATTGTGTGAGTGACCAGAACCTGATCCCGTATTATTTGTATTTTTAGTTCCAGGACTACCAGGTCCCGGAGAAACTGGATTGGTATATGGTACACCAGGGCCACCAGCTGTCCAACTGTGACTGTGAGAAGCAAGTTGTGCTATTGATAAAGTTGCATTAGCTGTTGAACCACCAACGTTTCCAGTTGAAGACACAGTATTTGCTCCACCTGTTGAACCTAAAGCTTTATTATTAGATTTTCCAACCGGCACATTATCACCTAAATTAGGTACAAGAAAAGTTGATGAACCATCACCTGCACCGTAAGTCGTACCTACGATCGCAAATAAAGCAGAGTAAGTTGATCTTGAAACTGTTTGACCATTACATTCTAAAAAACCTGTTGGCACTGATGCAGAAGACCATGGCACAATAGTTGCTGTTGGAATTCCTTCGATACCGGTAAGGTTTGCTCCTGAAAAATCGTATTTTGTTGCTTCGTAATTTGACATATTATTTCTCCGTGTAAGTCCATCCTGTTGTAGCATCTCCAGAAAAAACTAATGAAAAAGCTGCACCTTGAGTATTA